ACGGTCACGGGTTCTGAACAGAGAGCAGGTAGACCCGGCGTAGTCGTGTCCAACGACATAAACAATCGACACTCTCCCAATGTGGAAATCGTATTCTTGACTTCGCAGGAAAAGAAACCGCTTCCCACTCATGTTCCCGTGATGTGCCGCGTTCCGTCCACGGCTCTCTGTGAGAACATTCAGACGGTATCAAAGGAGCGGCTTTCCACATTCATTAAATCCTGCACCACGAAAGAGCTGAAAAATATTGACAACGCTCTGCTCGTGTCTCTCGGTATCAACTCCCCGTTTCCTGTCGGGGGGGGGATTGAGGAAAACGCACCGCAGAAAAGCACGCCCACAGAGGTGGAGCGCGACCTCTACAAAACGCTGTATGAACAAATTCTTGATAAACTGGTAGGAGGAAACACCAATGATTAAGGTAGAAAACATTGAAGTTTGGGGATTTGAACACGCTATCCGTGGTATGCGAAACCCCTTGAACAGTTGGAACAGGTCGGATAGTTACCCCGCCGTTGACTGCGGTAAGTGTGGTCGTATCGAACGCGAGGGTATCTGCCACCCGAAAGAGCATGACTGCACACCGTATTACTGCTATGAAATCGGTGAGAATGACCTTACTCTTATGCGAAAGCTGTTTGCGGCGGGACACCCGCACAGAAAGTATCTTCGGCAGATTTTTGTCGCTATGGACATCACCGCCCCGCTGTACTGGTGGAAAGAGTTTGATACCTACAAGGTAGGCACGACTGCCAATTCCTGTTCCACCATGCACAAAATCGCCGCAAAGGAATTTGAACTTTCCGATTTCAGCACGGAACATCTTGTCGGACTGTCTATCGCCGTGTTACAGGGTGTTCTCGATGTGATGAACTTGGAACGAAAGCATTTTCTTGTCACCCACGATAAAGACTGTTGGTGGCAGATGATTCAGCTCCTCCCGTCCAGTTACAATCAGCGGCGCACGGTCACTATGACCTATGAGAATGTAATGAATATGCTCGACTACCGCGAGGGTCATAAACTGGACGAGTGGCGCGAGTTTTGTGAAATCTTGAGGGCGTTGCCCCATGTGGAGGTAATCAGAAATGGCCAGTAACGAAATCAACACGGTCACATTGTCCGTCAGTTCCTATAACTCCGTCAAGAACGATGTGTTCCGCTACAACTTGTTCTTGGACAATCTCTTACAGGAAGCTATGCTCTCCGAAGACCATCAGTCTCTTGTGTTTGACTCCAAGAAAATCGAGGAAGCAGTCAAGTTCTGCTATTTCGAGCGGTATAAGAAGAAGTTGGCAACGCTGAGAACACAGGCTACGAAGTACGGAGATAAAAAGTGAGGTGAGGTAAATGGCAGATAACAGAGAGCTTTTTGAGCTGAGTAACGGCAGGTGCATTATGGACGAAGACCTGTCCGACAAAATGTATATCATTAAGTCCTACCACCCCGAACGCGCCGATGAGACCTCCTCCGGCTTTGAGTGGTCGGAAATGGGTATGGCAAACCTGTTCGGTATGCTTTACAACCGTGAAGCGAGGTACTGCACAGAGCATAAGAGTTGGTACACCTATTTTGAGGGTGCGTGGCGGCGTGACGAGGGTGCAATCCTTGTCTCGGAGAAAATCAAAGACTTTGTGCGCTTGATGATTCTCTACTGTGGGGAAATCACAGACGATGATACCCGTAAGGCGTACACCTCGTTCGTGAACAAGATGGGTGACAGGCGTATGAGAGATAGAATCCTCAAGGACGCAACAGGCGAACTCCGCATTTCTGCTACGGATTTCGACTCCAACCCCTACCTCATCAACTGTCTCAACGGGACATATTCCTTGGAGGACTATTCTTTCAGAGAACCACGGTGGGACGATTTTCTCACCATGCAAACCCGTTTCCGGCACACGGTACGCCGTGATGTGAAGTGTACGCGGTGGGAACAGTTCATTGATGAAGTTACACAGGGTGATAAGGATAAAGCTGACTTCCTGCAACGCGCTCTTGGGTACTCCATGCTCGGTATGAGCAATGAGGAATGTATGTTTATCCTCCACGGCAAAACGACCCGTAACGGCAAGAGTACCCTCCTCAATACGATTGAGTATATGCTTGGGGATTATGCAAAAGTCGCTCCTGTCGGTATGATTTGCCGTGGTGACAGGCAGAAAGACGCGGAAGCCGCGTCCCCTACCCTTGCCGGACTCAAGGGCAAGCGGTTTGTCACGATGAGTGAGAGCAATGAGTACGGCAAACTGGACGAGGAGAAAATCAAACAGCTTACAGGCGGTGAAGAAATCTCCGCTCGTGCGCTCTATCAGACAGCTATCACATACCGTCCTCAATTTACCTTGTGGCTCTCCTGTAACGACCTGCCGATGGTAACAGACAAATCCCTGTTCGCGTCTCAGCGTATCAAGGTGATTGAGTTCAACAGGCATTTTTCTCCGTCTGAGCAGGACACTCACCTCAAGGACGAACTGACCTCCCTTGACGCTATGAGCGGCATTTTCATGTGGCTCGTGCGCGGTTACATCAAGTACAAGGAAAACGGTCTTACAATGTCTAAGAGCTTGTCAGAGGTTGTTGAGCGATACGAGCGGGATAACGACCTTGTATTGCAGTTCCTCGAAAACCGCTGTGTGCGTGTCCCCGAAGAAGAAAATAATCCCTACGGTGAGAAAAACAAGCGTACTCTCATCAAGGCGAAAGACCTCTATACCGCGTTCAAACTGTGGGCGAAGTCTGAGGGCGCGTATGTGCTGTCCGCGCGGAAGTTCAATTCTGAAATGGAGCGTCACCCCGAATGGTTTGACCGCAAATCGACTTCCAGTGGATTTATGATTTATTGGGGCTTGAAGCTCAAGGAGGTAGTATAAATGAACGCTTCTTGCTTGGACGAGAAAGGACGCTTTAAGTCCTGCCCGTACAGAGTATATACCGATGAGCATAAGGCGATTTTAAGGGGACAGGGTGATTTCGTCTCACAGTGTTTTTACCCGTGCATTGGTGAGGGGTGCGTTGCATACCATGTGGGAATTTGCTTACGCCTTGCCGCCGCGCTAAAGGAGGTCAAATAATGCCAAGAGTATTGACCGTGGACGGTAGCGTGAAAATCGGTGCATACCGCTTCCCCGACAGGAAAAAGCCCTGTCTTTGTGTAGAAAAAGGCAACACCTGTACGGTGTACGGCTCTTTTATCGACACCGACCGCGCAAATGAATTTATGAATGAACTCGCCGCCCTTGTGGGTGCGAGAGATGATAAGGAGAGATTAGAATGACAAACGATGAACGCCACCCTACCGGGCTACTCCATTCTGCTGATGAACTGCGTCAGCTTATCCGCGAGAACCCCGCCCTCCCACTTCTCGTCTTTGCGGGTGAGGAAGCCAATAGCGGGGATTATCCCTATATGAGTTGTAGTTACATCAAGGCGTACAAGGGAGAATTTCTCGACTGCACTCAGACGGTCAACGACTGTATGTGCTACACCGATAGGGACGAGTTCGAGGAAGCTGTCGCGGACTCTCTTGCCGATGGTGATTACACTGATGAGGAGTTTGACGCTCTCGTGAAGAAAACGGTTGCCGAATATGACCCATACTGGAAGCCGTGTATCATTCTGAATGTGGATAATTGAGGAGGTGTAATAATGTTCATTTGGCTTACAAACCCGACTATCGGACAGGTGCTTGTAAATCTCAACCTCGTCACCGCTGTCACCTGCGTACAGGGTAGAAATACCGTCTGTTTTACTGGCGGCGAGGAGGATTATATCGTGGTTACGGAGTCCCTTGAGGACATCTACGAGCGGATTCAGTCCGCAGAAAAGAGGTACAGAAAATGACGATACCCGAAAAGCTGAAAATCGGTGCAAAGGTTTACGGCGTGGAAATCACGAACAAGCTCGACTTGGGTAATGTGAACTACTCCGGCGAAATCTCCTACACCGACTTGGTTATCCGTATCTGTCCGAACGCACAGGCAAAAATGGAAGCCGACTTTCTTCACGAAATGATTCATGGTATGCTCGACCATCTTGGTTATACCGAACACGATGAGAAAAAGGTTGACGAGCTTGCGAATGTGCTTCACATGGTGATACTGGATAACCCCGCCGTGTTCGTACCTGTTAGGGAGGGACAGCATGAAAATGGTTAAATGCCCGTTCGCTGTTCCCACCTGCAAATGTTACGACTGTGCGTGTAATGCGTCTTACGATGAGTGCAATCATGGGTACTGTATAACTTGCTTTGAATGTCTCAATAAGAGCAAGGCGGTACACAATATCTATCTTTGCACAGGTTATGAAAGAATGGTGGCAAATGGAAACGAAAATTCTGAATGAGCTTGCGGGTATGCTTGAGGACATAAATCCGAACGAAATCGTCTCTCACATACTGGACGGAACGCTCCTGTCGTGGCTTGCGAGTTGGAAAATGAAGTCTCAAATGCTCGTGGCGTTCCTGCTCGAAAATGAAAAAGCTCGATTATCCGAAAAGGATTGAAAAATAATCCTAAACGACATTAGGAGACTAATCCGAATAAGATTGAAAAATAATCTTTTCGACTTTTCGTTTTTCAGACGGGAGTGAGCAGGTCTCCGAAAAACTAATTCTAATCAGATAACGACCTTTTTAGGGACTTGTCTCAATCGGATTGGAAAACAGTCTGTTTTGGATTAAAGCGGTCAAGTTGAAGTAGTAAAAGTAGTTGTTTTTTAGCTTTTGCGTGTAACTTCCTCTATATAGGAAAATCCCTACTATAAGAAGTTACACGCAAAACCCGATTTTTAACTACTTTAACTACTTACTTGTAAGAAGAATAAGAAGAAAAGAGGACTCTCCGGCTTGGAAAGAGGACTCTCGTGCGACTATACGACTTTACGGAGGTGCATTGGAAAATGGCAGAGAAAAAGACGGAGAAAGATGTGCAGGTGATTAAGAAAAAGCCCCGTGGTGGAAACTCCCCTGTCATTGGTGATAACGGGCTTATGCTCGAAGCGGGAGATAATACGAAGATTATGAGTATCAATATAGCATTGTTTAATATGCAGGATATTGATATGAATGATGTAAATGCAGTCACTCAGAGATTGGGTGAATATTTTGCGTTGTATGAGAAAGCTGACTTGAAGCCGACTGTTGCAGGAATGGCTATTGCACTGAACGGAATGAGCAGACAGACATTGACGGCTATTGCACATGATAGACCGACTGGAAGTGCCGGATATAAGACAGCATTGCCGCGAGAGGTAGCCGACTCCATTAAAAAGGCGTATAAAATGTTGGAAAATATGTGGGAAACCTACATGAACAGTGGCAAAATTAACCCTGTTTCGGGTATCTTCCTCGGCAAGAACAACTACGGCTATCAAGACAAGACCGAATATGTGCTGACTCCCAATCAGCAGAACGACTCCGACTATGACGCAGAGGACATTCGACAGCGTTATCTCATCGACTCTGACAGCGACTCTCAGAGCGACTAACAACTCTCGACTCTCAAACGACTTTCGACTATCGACTATCACGCAGACCGCCCAAGCGGGAGCGCGGCTCACCTGCCGCCACCGTTGGGCGGTCTTTTTGCGCGGATTTTTTACGGATTTGTAGGGATTTTGCCCCGCTCCTATTAACACTTTACTGCAATAAAGCAAAATGCCCCATTGCCGGACGGCGGCGCGGGGTGAATTTCGCTATATAATAAGTAGGATTTGAAATAATCCGAAAAAGATAAAAAATATTGAAAAAAGGGTTGACAATTCGGAAAAGCTGAATTATACTATAATCACAACAGGACAACAAACAACACAAAACAGATTATAGGAGGTTTACAAAATGCGAATTTACGAATTGACGCCGGGCGGCTATGACCGCGCAAAATCCTTTTACGGGAAAGCGAAAGTTATTGAAAAGGACGGGGAAACGCTTTTACAATCCTATGATACTACCGTTTGCAAGATTGATAAAAGCGGCGAATTTGTCCGAATGTGGGAGGGGTACAGCGCAACCACAATGCGCCATATCAACGCATTTATTGAAATGTTCGGCATTTCGGGCGGCGGTAAAAAGTGGTGGGACGCGCTCCCGGTGGAGGAAAAGCCCCACGGCGGCGCGGATATGACCCCCGCCGAAAGTCTAAAAGCAATGTACGCAAGACGCGCCGCGAATTATTGAGGAGGTAAAGAAAATGAAATTCAAGACAACACAAAAGGCAATCAAGGCGAATTACAACACAATTATTTGTGTTCCCTATTGCGGTTTACAAAACCTTTTGAATTATGAAAGCCCGGTTGCATACACCGAACGCCGGGAGGGTTGGGCGGCTGATATTTACGATATGGGCGGCGGGGTTGCTATTGCAACAGGTTATGCCCCATTCGGGAATGTTCGCCCGTCCTATGAATTGCGGGAACGGTACGAAACGCAAGCCAAAAAAATTCGCTATATTTCCGGTTATGAGGAAAAGCGGGACGCATTGCGGGAATTACAACGGGTATTTATTGAGGAGGTAACACGCCATGAATAAACGGGAGTATTGCGAAAGCCGGGAAAGCGTTGCATATTATAGCGGCTTGAATGGGCTTGAAATAAAGGGCATTGAATACGGTATAAACGATTTTGTTTATTGTGTTTCGGGTTGTTGGTATGGTGGGAAAGCGGCGCGGCGTTTCCACCGTTGCAAAATCTACTACCCCGCAAACGGGAAAGATAGCGCATTTTTTAGGGTTGACGGGTACAAAATCCCGCTTGATGAATGTATTAGAATAGGGGTTTAATTATGAAATATTGGCAATTTGTGAATTGGGAACCCGCGCCGATTGAAAGCGCGTTAAAATCCCGCGTTGCTGTCGCTATTGCGGCATACGAAAGCGGCGATAAAAACGCCATAAAAGAATATTATAGGCAATCCGCGACAATAGAAACATTACGAAACCCCGTTGTTAAAATTGGCGGGTGGGCGTTTTCCTTGCGTGAGTTTTGCCGGGCGTATTGGGTAAAATCCCGCTATTATGGCATTATGGAGCTATACGCGCCGAATAAGTCCGCTATTTATGCCGTATTGGGGCGGTATCATGTTCTAAAAATTGTGGAGGTGTAAACAATGAACATTGACAACACTATGAAAGAATTAGCGGAATATATCCGCATGGGTGAAGAAATAGCCGCGAACATTGACGCATTGAAAGACGCGCTAAAACAGTACATGAGGGAAACAGGCGTTGACAGCTTGACGGGAACGGAACATAAAGCAAGTTATAAAGCGGTTGTTTCCTCCCGGATTGATACGACAGCACTAAAAAAGGACGCGCCCGAAATAGCCGCGAAATATACCCGTACAACGAAAAGCCGCCGCTTTACATTCGCATAATATAGGAGGTTGAGAAAATGGCGCTTATTTGTATCTTGCTTTTTCCGTTGGTGGTATTGGCTGAATTGCTAAAAATCAATAAATAACAGGCAAGCCCCGCTATTATTGGCGGGGCTTTTCCTATGCCCCACTATAGCCGCTGTAATGCGCTGTATGGGGCTTTATTGTGTTAGGGGTATAGGAATATACCCCGCTTATATTTATGCCCTTTATGCGGCGTTCTGTTGCGTTGTGGGCGGTATGCCTTGCAAGCTGTACCCATGCGCGGCGCGTTCGGGAGTCCGTCAAGCCGTCCGGCGTTGCTGTCGTTTGGGTGTAGTTTATTGACAGGGGCGCGGGGCGCGTTCAATAGGGTTGTTTTTCGCGTTTTGGCGGTACTGTCAAGGGCGCGAAATGCTATTGACAGTGGACGCGGGACGGCTTGACGCTGTACCCCCGGAGGGGGAACGCGCCCCGCCGCCGTGCCGGGAGGGAGTACGGCGAGTAGCCGAAAATTTCAAAAAGAATAAAAAGGACTATAAATTATCTCTTTTGTATTGACATTCATCTTCTCTTGTGCTACACTTATCTCACAAACTAAAGGAGGACGCACTATGGTACGCAATAATATTGAACTCGATGTAAAGGTCAAATGTGTTGAACAGGGTGTGACACAACAGACCATTGCAGAAAAGATTGGGACTACGGGACAGTATGTCAACAGAATCGTCAAGAAGAAAGACGGGATTATGAACAAGACTTTCGTTGAAATCATGGAAGCTCTTGGGTACGACATCGAAATCACCTATATCCCAAAGGAAAAGTAAATCGGAGGTGAGTACATGAGGGTCGGTTATGTACGAGTCAGCACCGCAGAACAAAATCCGGCGAGACAGGTGGAGCTTATGAAATCTCTCGATGTGGAGAAAGTCTTTCTCGACAAAATCAGCGGGAAGAACACGGACAGACCGCAGTTTAATGAAATGCTGTCGTTTCTCCGTGATGGCGATACCCTGTATGTGGAGTCATTCTCAAGGCTCTCCCGTAGCACCAAAGACCTGCTGAATACGGTGGGTGTTCTGTCTGCCCGTGGCGTTCAGCTTGTGTCAGACAAAGAGAAAGTGGACACCAACACCCCGCAAGGGCGGTTTATGCTGACGGTGTTTGCCGCATTGTCGGAGTTGGAGCGGGAGAATATCCTTGAGCGTCAGCGCGAGGGCATTGAGATTGCCAAAGCGGAGGGCAAGTACAAGGGGCGCAAGCCGATTGCCGTGACTGACAGATTTCTCGGTGCGGCTCGGAGTTGGCAGGAGGGTTCTCTCCCGCTGAAAGACGCTATTGAGCAGTCGGGACTGTCGGAGTCCACATTCTTTCGTAAGTGCAAACAGCAAGGGATAAGGAGGGTCGATGTGTGAGAAAGCTGATTTTGGCATTGTGTATGGTCGTGATGGTATTCGCGTTGGTCGGTTGCGGTCAGAAAGAACCTGTCGCGGAAAAGACGGACGCTGAGAAGTTCGCAGAGGAAAACAGTATCTCGGTGGAACTGGCAGAGAGCATTGAAAACGCCCTGTCGCAGACAGATGTTCCCTCCTCTCTGAATAAACTCAATGATTGGAAACAGATTGAGGATTATGCGGAGGGTCAGCGGTACACGGGTTGGGTCTACTCCACCGCCCAAGATAAGTATTACTACATGGTGTTCTATGTAAGCGGTGATACTGTTGAGGGTATTCGAGACCAAAAGAACGGGCTTGAATATCTCTATCAAAATGAAAATTGACGATTACAAGAATTGGCGCATGATTGCGATTGAGGGTTTATCCTCGACCAGTCATGCGCTTTTCTTTTTGCAGGAGGTAAAAATGGAACAGCTACTTTCAAAAATTCTCGAAAAAATAAAAAAGGACGCTTACCTGTTTCGGACATGGGAAGACCTGCTCTATATGTGCAAGGAAGCAATGAAAACGGATATTCTGCTCGGCGTGAAGTATCTCAAGCTCCTCTCGGCTGAATGTGAGAGAAATATCAGTGACCCGCTCACCTCGGAACAGGAGGTCAAGGAGCTATACGGATTGCACAAGCGGGTTCTCCTCGCCGCCGCACCGTATGATTTTGACAGCTACCTGCTCTATGTGGAGTGGAACAGAGAACCAAAAAAGAAGTTCTACCCGCCGCGCCGTAAGGTCTTGAAACAGGTGGTGGACGCACTACAGGAACTCGCAGACGATAAACTTGACCTGCTTGCGGTCTCTCTCCCGCCCGGTAGCGGCAAGACCACTCTCGCTATCTTCTATCTCACTTGGCTCGGCGGGAAGATTCCCAACGAACCTATGCTGACAGGCTCTCATTCCAACTCGTTCGTGCGCGGGGTGTACGATGAGTGCTTGCGTATCTTTGACGCGAATGGTGATTACCTGTGGCACGATGTATTCCCCGATATACAGGTCTCTAACACGAACGCGAAAGATTGTCGTATCGACCTTGACAAGCGACAGCGTTTTGAAACATTGGAGTTTACCTCCATCGGCACGGGCAACGCGGGTCTATATCGTGCCGCAACTCTCCTCTACTGTGACGATTTGGTATCGGGTATCGAGGTCGCGCTCTCCAAAGAGCGGCTTGACAAGCTGTGGGAGACCTATACCACGGACTTGAGACAGCGTAAAATCGGAGACCATTGCAAGGAGCTTCATATCGCTACCCGATGGTCGGTACACGATGTGATTGGTCGATTGGAGCGAGAATATGTAGATAGCGACAAGGCGAAATTCATTGTCGTACCTGCTATGGACGAAAACGATGAGTCCAATTTCGATTATGCTTATGGGGTCGGGTTCTCCACCCACTTCTACCGGGAACAGCGCAATATTATGGACGATGTTTCGTGGAGGGCGTTGTATATGAACGAACCCATTGAGCGTGAGGGATTGGTCTACTCGCAGGACGAGCTACGCCGCTATTTCGAGCTTCCCAAAGAAGACCCGGACGCGATTATCGGTATTTGTGACACCAAAGACAAGGGCGCGGACTACGCATTTCTCCCTGTGGCGTATGTGTACGGGCAGGACTACTATATTGACGATTGCGTGTGTGATAACGGCTTGCCGAATGTTGTGGACGCTCGGCTGACGGAAATCCTTGTACGGGATAAGGTAAAGTCCTGCCGTTTTGAGTCCAATTCCGCAGGTCGGCGCGTGGCAGAGAAGATACAGGAGGAAGTCAAGAAGAAAAACGGTGTGACCCATATCACGACCAAGTTTACCACGGCGAACAAGGAGACGAAAATCATCGTCAACAGTGCATGGGTCAAGGAGCATTGTTTGTTCAAAGACGCTTCTCTCTATCAGCGGAAGTCTGACTACGGAAAAATGATGGATATGCTTTGCTCCTATACTGTCGCAGGTAAGAATAAGCACGATGATGTACCCGATGGAATGGCTATGCTTGCCGAATATGCACAGTCGTTGAGCGGTCAAAAAGTCGAGGTGTTCAAACGACCTTGGTAATTCACATTTTCCACATGGTTTTCCACATTTAATTCGCAAAAGAAGAACATGAACATTGACTTTTACGAATTGATATGCTATAATTGTAAGTGTAGAAATAGATTGTTTTGAGTGGCGCATGATTGCGCGGGAACGAAAGTTCTCGGCGGTCGTGCGCCATTTTACTTTTTCAGAGAGGAGGGACAAATGTGGGAAATGTAATCGACACTTCCAAGCCTGTTGCGGAAACTCGACAGATGTTTGGGCGCAGAGTTATTAAGAGTAGCGTTACGGAAATCACCGATGAAAATGTCGTGGAAGTGTTACTTAAAGCATTGTCCATTCACGCTCTGAACCGCTCGGAGATTGATTATCTTTGGGAGTATTACAAGGGAAAACAACCGATTCTGAACCGCACCAAGGAGGTTCGCCCGGAAATCTGCAACCGAATTGTGGAGAACCGCGCAAATGAAATCGTGTCCTTTAAGGTCGGTTATTTGTGCGGCGAACCGATTCAGTATGTCGGTAAGAGCGGCGAGGAGTCCGTTACGGCGGCGATTACCCGCTTGAATGAGCTGATGTTCGCGGAGGATAAAGCGTCCCAAGACCAAGAGATTGTGGAATGGCAGATGATTTGCGGAACGGCGTTCCGATTGGTTCTGCCGGACGCACGGGGCGAGGAAGATGAGTCCCCGTTCGAGCTGTATACGCTTGACCCGCGAGATACCTTTGTGGTGTACTCCAACGAAATCGGCAATAAGCCGCTTATGGCGGTGAAATACAGCAAGGACGATAACGAGATTACCCGCTACTCCATTTATACGGAGAACCGCTACTATCTCGTGGAGGACGGTATTCTGAAAGAGTCCACCCCTCATGCGCTGAACATGATTCCCATTTTCGAGTACCCGGCGAATAATGCTCGGCTTGGCTCGTTCGAGATTGTTCTCCCCCTCCTCGATACGATGAACAACATCACCTCCAACCGTATGGACGGTGTTGAGCAGGTGGTACAGGCGTTTATCAAGTTTATCAACTGTGACATCACCAAAGAGGAGTACGAGGAGTTTCTTACCCTCGGTGCAATTAAGGTGAAATCTGTGGACGGCGCGAACGCCGATGTGGGGGTTGTCACGACTGACCTCAATCAGACACAGACACAGACTTTGAAAGAGGATTGCTACAATTCCATTCTCACAATCTGCGGTATGCCGAACCGCAACGGCGGTAGCTCCACGAGCGACACTGGCGCGGCGGTACTTCTGCGAGACGGTTGGTCTCTCGCAGAAGCGAGAGCGAAAGACAGCGAAAATATGTTCAAAAAGGCTGAGAAGAAAATGCTCAAGCTCGTGTTGCGTATCTGCCGTGAGCTGAGTGATTTTGATATTGCCCTTAAGGACATCGAATTGCAGTTCACCCGCCGTAATTACGAGAACATTCAGAGTAAGTCACAGGTGCTTACCACCATGCTCGATAATCCGAAGATTCACCCGCTCCTCGCTTTCCAACATTCCGGCTTGTTTATCGACCCGGAACGCGCTTACGCAATGAGCGTGAAGTATTACGAGCAGGAACAGGCGAAAGTGATTGAGCAGAAACCTGTGGAAAATCCGAACCCCGATGAGGACGATAAATGATTTTAGGCGGCATTGACCGTTTGAGATAGTCAGAGAAGACTTTAATCGCAAATAGGTAGAGAAACCTTAAATCGCACCATAACGGGAGAGAACCCGTAAAAACGCAAGGAGGAATATTTTATGGCAAAGATTGATGTAAGTAAAATTGAGGGTTACGCCGAAATGTCCGCAGAGGATAAGCTCAAGGCTTTAGAAGCATTTGACATTCCCGACCCCGATTATTCCGGCTATGTGGATAAGAAGCTGTTTGATAAGACCGCTTCCGAACTGGCTGAGAAGAAAAAGGAACTGAGGGACAAGCTCTCTGAGGACGAAGCCGCCAAGCTGAAAGAAAAGGAGGAGCGTGATGAGCTTGAGGAAAAGTACAACAAGCTCCTGCGTGAGAGCGCGGTCTCCAAGAACAAGGCGAAATTGGTCGCGTTGGGCTATGAGGAAAGTTTGGCTGATGAGACAGCGGAAGCTATGGCAGACGGCAATTTGGAAAAGGTCTTTGCCAATCAGAAGAAGCACCTCACTTCCTTTGAAAAGAGGATTCGTGCGGAAGCTCTGAAAAATACTCCGAAGCCTACTCCCGATGGGGACAGCAAGACCATGACACTC